ATGCACTCACATGTTAGGGCTGGCGAGCGGTACGCGGCTGCTGGGGCGGCTCGGGCACGTAGGCCAGGCGATCCATGCTGCGCGGCATGAGCTTCGGCATCGGCTTGAGCCCTTCCTGCATGGGCTCAGCCAGGTACGGCTTCAGCCAATCGGTCCCACCGTCCCGCCAGCTAATGACGTGGCCGCACTCGGAATGCCTGGTCAACTCGACCGCGCCCAGCATCTGTGCGAACTGCTCCTGCGAGGCGTAGGCCGTTTTACAGACGCTGCACATCCAGGAGCCGTGCGCCTTCTCGAGTCGTTCTCGCCAGCGTGCTTGAGCGTCAGCATTCACCCAGGCGACGGGTGACCTCAATTGTGGCGCGTGCCCGCGTATGCACGCCCAGGTGGCGAAACGCGAGGAAGAACATGTTCCGGACGGTCTTCGTCGTCAGACACATGCGCTCGCCGATCTCGGCATTACTCAGCCCCTCGGGCAACAGATCCAGCGCCTCCTGCTGCCGTGGCGTGGGCGTATCCCTTGGCGGGCCAAGCTCTTTCATCGCCCCGACAACGACACCACCAGCGGCACCCATCCGTGAGACGTCGAGCCAGGACACGCCGTCGAATACACCCAGCCATGCCCTTCGGCGATGAGGTGGCGACCGAGCTGGCGCTCGCACCACGCAAGCGCGTTCGCCAGACCCGTCATCTGTGCCGGCAGGGGCGCTACATTGCCCGCGTAACAGATGCCTATGTGCGTTGCGTTACGTGCCTTACCAGCCACGACTGCGGCCGAATGCCACACGCGCGTGGTGAGTGGCCACGCCAGCACCACGCGCCCGTCGTCCTCGACGAACAGGGTGTACGCCAGGCCAGGAAACGGAGTCCCGTTGCCAGTCTGTGCGCGCGCGGCTTCGCTGGTCTGATACGCGGCTACCTGCTCGGCAGTCTGACTGCTCGGTCCCGCAGTGTAGTGGAACGTCACGCCCACGATGCCTGTGAGCTGGCGGCCGATGTAGTTCGCTTCGTTGTTGGTCGGAAGCTGGCCGCGCAGATCGACGGGCTCCCAGAGGTGGGGCGCTACCGTTCGAAAGGGAGCCGGTTGACCCGGTTATCCTCCTGGACGTAGTAGTACACCGCGTCACGTCCCATCGTCGTGCTGACCCCTGCGACGGGGTTGTTGAACGATTCGTCTGAGCGCGCCTCGTCGCCCGCGTCAGCCAGCGCCTGTTTCACGCCGGCCCCAATCGAAAACGTCACGAGTATTCCCTCTCCAGCCCGCGGGCCAGCCATGCGATGAGCAGAAAGCCAACCAGCACCAGCAGCCAGTCGCTCATGAGCCGTCGACCCAGTCGCTGATCGGGACGTGCAGGCCCGACGGCGAGGGCTCGGTCCACTCGGTATCTCCGCCGTAGCGCAATTCGTTGCGAATGCTGATGGGTGCATGCGAGACGTCCCGCAGCACGCCCTTCATGATCTGCAGCCGCGCCTGCTCGAGCACGGTCAGGTAGCCCCGCGGGTTGCCGCTCGTATACACGGAATCGCGCGCGCCCGCGCCCGTCCCGTCCTTGCTCTCGTGGTCGGCCATGCATAGGCCCGATCAGGTCAGCCTGGCCAGAGCGACAGCGCCGATGAGCCCGAGCGTGATGCTCGGCCCCTGCACGACGGCCAGAACGATGCACAACACGAGCACGATCAGGGCGATGATGAATCCGAGCGACATGGGCTGAAACGGTGCGGGCATGATGAACTCCTCCACTTACCTGACGAGACCGATGACGATTCCAGCGACGCCGATGAGCGCGCCGATGACCAGACCGAGGATGCCGACCAGGCTTGTATTCGAGGTTTGCTGCTGCGCCCTGGCCTGGTTGGTGCCGATGCCGAAGCTTTCCAGCCTGGTGACCCGCTCCTTGAGGTCGTTGTGCTTTCCGTCCAGCGCATCGGTCGTGCTACTGAACAGGTCGGCCTGCTTGTTCAGCGTCTCCGCGGTCGCTTTTTCAGACTTGTCTATGGCCAGCGTGTTGCTCTTGTTCTGCTCTGAGGCCGCCTCTTTTTGCGCCGCGAAGGCGGCGTCCACGGCGACCTTGTTGTCTCTGGATTCGCGCTCGCTGCGCGTGTCTCTTTCCTTGAACTGCAATGCCACGCCGTCGAACAGCGACTCCACGGTCTTGAAGCGTTCGTCGTGCAACAGCTCGAGTTGCCTGACCTTCTCGTCCATACGCGTGGGCAGCTTGTCTGCGGTGTCGCGCGTCAGTTTGATGGCTTCGTCCATGCCTGCCAGACGCGTCTCGACCACGGCCCGCTGACCGTTGATGGTCTCCTCGAGGATGCGTACGGCGGCGGCCATCTCACGCCGCAGCGTGTCGGTGGCGAGCGCAACTGCAGCGGCAGTCAGGGTCGTGGGATCTGGATCTGGACGAATGATCTGACCGTACATGGGCAGTTGCGGCGACGGTGGCATGGTCATGGGCGCGGCGACTTCAGCCACAAGGCCCTCAGCCCGCCGCTGGCGCGGGCACCTCTATCACCTCGGGCCGCAGCAGCTTCGGCAGGACGGCGCGGTCCTCGAGCAGGGCCTGCAGGAAGCCCACCAGGGGCGTGGCCACCACGGTGATGGCCGAGGCCTGCTCGACGGTGAGCTTGATCGGGGCGAAGGCGTTGTAGAGCTGAATCACGCCCTGCACGAGGGAGACCTGGGCAAGCGTCCTGATCGCCCTGCGTGACGAGTCGTTCAACTCAGCCGCCGGGCCATTCGTCGACCAGGTCGAACGTCTCGTCATCCTCGGCGAGGTGGGCATACGGCGGCCACTGGACCTGCTCGAGTAACCAGTCGTATTTGGTGTCGTCATCGATGACCACGACGATGTAGTCGGGCAGGATGGCGGCCTCGTCTTCGGGCGAAACCGGGCCGATGCCGACGTACATGCGGTTGTCGGCTTCGAGAACGATCTGCCAGCTCATGGGACGATGCTCGCGACCTGCCAGCGCTGGATGCCTTCGATGGCGGCAACGTGACCCTTGAGGTGCAGGATCGTCAGCACTGCCGACTTTCCCGCGGTGAACGCGCCGCACGGGCAGCCCAGGCGGATCACCATGCGCACGAACATCTCCTGCACGCTGCGAGGCGCGGCGCCGCCGCCGAGGGGGTGGGTACTCACCGAGCCGCAGCCCGGAAACGGACAGGCGATGACGGCCGTGCGGTAGTCTGGCGTGCCGTCTGTTTGCTGGCCGAAGGCGATGTCGGTGGCGGCCACATGCCCGGCGTGCGAGCCGCCAGGGGCGTCGTCATGAACCACATCCCAGCCTCCGCCGACAGGCTTGAAATCGACGACGTAGATACTCATCAGGGGTTCGCCTCCGCAGTGACCGTCGAGTTGGCGTTCAGGGTGACAAACGTGGTGGCATTGCCGGCCACCAGCCCGGCGGCCACGGTGGCGTGCAGCGACATACGGTCGCTGCTAGACGTGTAGCCGACCAGCGCCGTGCACGTCTGGGACACGAAGGTGGCACTGGCCACCGCCCAGTCGCCCGCAGCGCTGACGGTGATCGTGGGCGTGACGGCCAGCTTGGCAAAGAGCGGGAGTGGCAGCATCGCGTCGGTCGTTGCGTACACGTGCCCGGTCGCGACCACCGTACCCACGGTCTGGCCTGCGATCCGGTAGTAGTAGCGCTGGCACCGCGCCAGGTCATCCGCCGGGTGCAGCGGCACGTAGTCGGCTGCGACGGAACCGACGATCAGATTGTCGTTGTCGCAGTAGGCCGTGCAGCTGGCCGCGAAGTACGTCGAGATGGTGATGGTCGTGGCATCGGCGGGCACCGTGACTGTGGCAGTAAGCGTCTCGAAGGTGCCGCCGCCGGTGTGGAAGCCACTGAACGTGGTGGTCCCGCCGGTGCCGTCGGTCAGGATGCCGACACGTACCGCGTTGGCGGTCGCGGTTCTGCGCCGCGCACTCAGTGAGATCGTCCGTCCAGCCAACTGGTGACCGTCGCTGACCTTGAGCACCTGGCTGTACCGCGTCGCGCCCGCGCCAGATCCCAGGACGAAGGTACACGCCGAGCACGCCACCGAACCGACGTCCACGTTGGCGGTGTTCCTGATGACCGACAGGGTGTCGGTTCCCGCGAGCGTGATCTGCCAGCGGTCAGCCGCGTAGGCAGCGGTAGCCGTGAAGGCCGACGTGCCGCGTCCCCAGACATCGTGCCCGCCATTGACGAGCTGGTTGGCCCGCGCCACGTCCGCGGCGAGCTTGGCATTGGTGACCGCCCCATTGGCGATCGCCGCGGTGCCGACCGACGCCGCGCCGAGTACGACCGGAGCGCCCTTTCCCGCGCCGCTGTGGTCGTGCCCCGTCACGCTATCGAACAGATTGGTGAGGCTCTGCAGGACCGCGGTCAGCGAGACCGTGAGAAAGTTCTCGGTGTCGTCGGAGTCGGTGGCGGTGGTCAGCGGGAGCTGACCCGTGGTGGTTCCGGTCATGTCTCCCTCACCAGGTTCTGAGCTGGCCGATCGTGACGCCGCGCAGGTCGCCGATCAGCGTGCCCTTGAGTCGGCCGATCGTGCCGTACACCGTGACGGTCTTGAATTGCGTCGCCTGAAACTCGATCTTCCAGCCCACGCCGTTGCGCTGATTCCGCGGCAGCAGCGTCTCCTGGTAGCCGAAGAAGCTGAGCCCCTCGATCGACTCGTCGGGCAGAGTGATGTTGGCGGTGCCGGGCATGCCCGCGATCTGGAGGACGGTGTCGTGGATCTGCTCCGCGGTGAGCCTGCTCGTGCTTCCGTCGCGCAAGGCAACGCGCGAGCGCGCGTCGATCGTGCCGCTCCGGTCGAGCTTCAACGCGGGCCGCACCGACTCATGAATGCCGATACCCTCGAGCACCGGGCTGTCCGCGGTGGTGGTATTGATCAGGCTGATCTCGACGTCGAGCACGTGGTCGACCGTCCCCGACGGCGTGTCCAGGCGCTGGCCCGAGGTGACGAAGCTGCCGCCCAGCGCGGTGTATGCGGCGCTGCTCCCGTCGCGTCGATACGCGATCTGCACGTAGTCCTGGGGCGTCAGTACGGGCCCGAACGCCGAGAAGCCGTTGGTCGTCTTCCAGTCGGCCTGGAACATGGCCGTGTGGCCAGGGGCGTACATCTTGGACGCGGCCAGGGTGAACTCCGCGCCGCTGCTCGGCGCCAGTGGATTCGGGACCAGCTTGATCCAGTCCCAGGACCCGTCGGAGAAGCCGACGTACAGGCGGGTGTCGGGCGCGGCGATGCCTGAGACGCGCATGGCGGTGACCCGCTTGCCCGTCCACTTGACGACGGCACCGTCGTACTGATCGGCGTACTGCAGGGTTGCGGACTGGGCGGCGAACGCCTCGGAGGCGGGGATCCAGTTGCCGTACTGCAACAGGTACGAGTTACCAGCCGGGCTGTAGGTGACGACGAAGCTGCCCATCGTGCCGTAGCCGGCGAAGGCCTGCACGGGGCCGCGCAGCTCGCTGGCGTGGTTCAGCATCCGCTCGGGCCCGACACTGGTCAGGGTGGGCCCGCCAGACATGCTCAGCTGGTAGAAGCTTTCGCCCATCCTGAACCACAGACTGTCCAACCACGCCTGCGCGGTCCTGGCATTGGTCGGATCGATGGTCACCCGCACGCCTGGGAACAGGTCGTTGTCCGACCCGTCGCCGTTGACGGTGAAGATGCCGCCGTCCTCTTTGAAGATGGCCAGCCTGTTGTCGACCTGCTTGATCGAGGTGATCTTGGTGGCCGGGTTGCCGACCAGGATCGGACCGCCCCAGGAGCCGGCCAGCAGCGGGTCGCCGGTGACCTTGCGGATGACGCTGTTGGTCGGGTCGGCCGCCCACAGCTCGTCGCCCAGGACCTCGAGGAACTGGGGCAGGAAGCCGGCGGGCAGCGCCGCGGCCACCCAGGCGGCGCCGGTGTACTGGCGCAGTACTCCGTCGTCCCAGGCCACGTACAGCCCGTCGATCGGCGTGACGTAGGCGCCGCGGAACCTGACCCCCGAGGTCGCGATGTGGCCAACCCTGGTCTCTGACACCGTCTGGGTGCCGTTGGTATCGCCGGAGCGGACCAGGACTGAGGCACCGGCCAGGATGAACTGCGCCAGCACCCCGCCGTTCAGCGCATCCACGAAGTCTCTGATCGAGCCCGTCGTGGCCGGCGTGAGCGTGTGCGTAAGCGGCCCCTTGCCCCACAGGCCACCCACCACCCACACGTTCAGCCCGTAGTGGTAACGCCGCGAGGTATGGCTCGACTGCACCCGTTCGCCCATGCCGCGGGTGGGCTTGAAGTCCCAGGTTTTTTCCTTGTAGACGGGCGCCGAGCCGTAGTCTTGCTCGGCGGGTGCGACGTTCTCGAGCGACTGGGTCTTCTTGGAGACCATGGTCCCCTCGACGAGCATCATCAGCTTGTCGCCGAGCAGCAGATCGCCCGGCCAGGGCACGCGTCTCGAGCTCGCCGAGGGCATCGTCTACAGGCCCACGCTTCGCATGCTGAATGGACTCGCCAGGCTCCAGCTGGTTCGCTGGTGTCGGCGCTGCGCCGGCGCTAACCGCGTGAACTCCGCGGCCGCGGCCTGCTGGGTGAGCTGGAACCCGCCGTCGGCCGCTGACTTCAGCCGCGCGGGGAACAGTCGCCAGGCTTCGATGTGCGCGGCCGCGGCGGCGTACGCCAGTTCGACCGCCAGGACGTCGGCATCTAGGGTCGGCCCGAGCGGCGCGTCGGCGCCGTTGACCCACGTGGAATGTGGGCGCGGTGCGGTGATGACCAGGTTGCTCGGGTACTCATCCGGCCAGCCCGCGATCCATACGTGGCCGCCCTTCATGAATGGGCGTGACCACTCCACGCCCGCGGGCAGGAGCGTGCTCCCGACGGCCGCGAACTGGACGCGGAACACCTGGTCGGGAGTGGTGATCCAGAAGGCCGAGGCGGTGATGTCCCTTTCGGTGGCGGCGGATCCCAGGGTGATGGCAACGCGGTCCTCGAACCAGCAGCGCGCCAGGCCTGACAGGACGGCGGGCCGCAGCTCCTTCGCCGGGTCGAGGTGGTGAAACTCGATGATCTCGCCGTCGGCGGGTGGAGCGGCCCAGGCGCGATCGGGCGCGACGCTGCCCGCGATGGGGTCATATGTGGCGGCCAGGCGCTGCCGATCGGCGGCGGTGACCGCGGGAACGACGGCCGCGCCACTGGACAGGACGCCGCGGCGCAGCATCCACAGGTTCTCGACGCCGCCCGGATTCGCATTCGAGCGCAGCGCGTCGAAGAAGGCGAGACCAGCCGTCGCGTGCGACGTGCTCGACTGCGTGTGGGTCACGTACGGGCCGAGCCGCGGCGCGGTCGCCTGTTCGATCTGCGCAAGTGTGGTCATGAGTGAATGCGGGGATGGGCCCCAGCCGGGGGAGTGGCTGGGGCCCTTTCGCTACCTGGCTCCTCGTCGGGCCTTTATGGGCTCGACGACCTGTTCGGTGGTGGACTCCTCCTCGACAGGCGTCTGGTCCTCCGGCGCGGCGTCGCTCTCGTCGAGCTCCGCCTGGCGCTCGGCGCTGGTCTGTGCGGTGGTCGTGGTGGCCAGGCCAGCCTTGACCAGGTGCGCGGCGAGCTCGTCGCTGACCGCGTACACCTCGCCCTTGCGAAGCGAGCCGTAGTCCGAATGCGCGGTCGTGTCGCGCATCTTGATGTTCGGCATTGGGGTCAGGGTCCTCCTCAGGCTCGAGTGGTGGTGACTTCGACGAGCCCGCCTGAATCGGCCAGGCCCGTCCCGATGTGCAAGCTGCTCCACGTGAGCACGTCGCCGGCCGCCAGGTCCAAAGCGCCCGCCACGACGCTGAGCGGGATCGTCCGCGGGACCCACTTCGCCGCGGTGATCGGCGGCGTAAGCGTGAGCGCGAGTTGAGCCAGCACGACCGTGCCTGACGCATCGCCCTTGCGGTTGTAGAGCGTGAGCGTGCGCGACTGGGTGTCGGTCCCGGTGATGAGCGCCTCGGCCGTGTAGGTGACCGAGGTCACCGTTTGCACACCCTGCGCCGCCGGGATTCGCCCGATGACGACCTCGGAGTCGGCTGCGATGGTGACCGCCGGTACGCTCCGGCGGAGCACCGTCTGAAGGGGCGCCTGCCCTGTTGCGGTTGCCATGTCACTCGCCTCCTGTGGCGGCTTTTTGCTTCAGCACCCAGGCCGGATAGCGCGAGGCTTCGGTCTGCTGCAGGCGGTTGATCGGGTTCGGCGTCACCCAGCCGACCCGCATGACGACGCGCAACGCGACCATGTCCTGTTGCGGCAGGCTGTACATGATCGTGCCGTCCGGGTTGAGCAGCGTCGCCTCGGTGAGGACCTGGTAGGTCATGTCCTGGCGGATACCGACCACGAACATGTCCGACTCGAGGCCGATCAGGCTGTAGTTGGCGGCACCCGTGGCGAAGCTGGAAAAGCCCGCGCGCGAGAAGAAGGCCGGCTCGCCCATGATCGAGGCCTCGGCCTTGCCGGGCCAGCCCGTGCTGCTGCCGATGCCCGTGTTCTCAGGACCCTGGGGCGGAAACAGGAAGCCCTTCTGCGAGTCGCGCGCACCGCGTAGTCTCGAGCGCCACTGGATGCGGGCGATCTCCGCGTCGGTGAAGAAGCCGTCGGCCTCCATCAGCGCCATGGCGGCGTTGATGTCGTCGAACGTGTCGACCGCAGACGTGCCCGCGACGACCTGGTTGCCAGCGGCGACGGCCGCAGCCACGACGGACGTCGGGAAGGTTGCGGGTGCGTTCGTCCCGAACAGCACTGCGTCGTCGAGGGCGACGGCCATGGCCTCGGCCATGTACGGCTTGATGTCGTCCCAGGACAGGTTGGCGTCGTCCATCACCTCTTCGGGGATGGGCACGATGCACGCGATCGCCTCGGCGGTGATCGACTTGTCCTGCCAGGTGACGTTGGTGGTCGGCTTCAGACCCGTGTCGGCGGGACTCACGAAGCCGGCGGTGGCCAGGCCTGACAGCACGCTCTGGCGCTGTACGCGGGCCTTCATTTTGATGTGGCGGAAGATCTTGAGGACCGCGCTCGAGACGAACATGGCCTTCACCAGCTCGCCTACGTAGTCCTCGGGAATGAGGCTGCCAGCCCCTGCTCGGTCGATGGTGGCCATGTGCTCTTACTTAGCTCCTGCGCCCCTTGGCGGCGCGGTAGTCCCTGAAGATGTTGTCCATGAAGTCGCCCCCGTTACGGGTGGGTGTGCCTACCACGAGCTCGGGCTCCTCGACGTCGCCGCGGTGTTCGGTGAACACGCGCTTGCGGAAGATCGGGTCTCCCTTGAGCTTGGCTTCGGCTTCCTTCGCACCCTGCGCCTTCCAGTGTTTTTCGAGGGCCTTGAGGCCTTCCGAGACGATCAGCTTGCGACCGTCCAGGCCGACTCCGGCTCCCTCGAGCTTGAAGATTCGCTCGCGTTCGGACTCGGGTAGCGCGCCGACGAGGACGTCGAGCGTGGCCGAGTCGTGCTGCTTGCCTACGTCATGCAGCAACCCGGTGAACTGCTGCGCGGTGCTCTCGGCGGCTTTGATCTGGGCCTGCTCCTCGGTGCCCGCGTACGGGTCGTACTCCGGGGAGGCTGGGTCCAGCTTGCGTTCGATCGCCTCGCGCCGATCGCGCTCTGCCTTCTCTGAGGCTTCACGCTGCGCCTTGGCGGCGCGACGGTCAGTCTCGGCTTGAACGCGGCGGTCGAGCTCGGCCTGGGTCAGCGTGAGCGTCTGCTGGTCACTGGACGACGCGTCGGCGGCGGATCCTGCGTCCCCCTCGGCTTCCGAATCGCTGGCCTTGGACTCCGTCTTCGAACCGCCAAAGAGGCGATTCCAGAACGAAGGTTTGTCAGTCTGCGGCGACTCTACGGCTTCGGTTGAACGGGGCTCGGCCTGGACGGCATCCGCGCTCGCGGCTGCTGTGGCTTGGGGCTCTAGTGGCTGCACGAAAGTGTACTCCTAAAACTGCGGCGGGCTGTATGCCGGCGGCGTGTAGACGGCGCCCGGCCCCGCACCGAACATGAACTGCAGCGAGGTGGGCCCGCTCGGCACCACTGGAGGCGTCTGCCCGCCCGAGTGATCGATGGTCACCGTCCCATCCGGGCTGATGGTGGTCTTGGGCGCGTACGTCGACTTGTTCAGCGCGCCCGCGACGTCCAGTCCCTGCGGAATCTGCGGCATAGGTCTGCCCGCGATCTGGGCCGCGGTAGGGCTGATGTGCGCCAGCGCCGCGGCCGTCGCCCTGGTCGCGATGTCGTTCATGTCGGGTGCCTGCCACGTCAGACTGTTGCCGTCGATCGGGCCTGGAGCCTTGCCGGACGAGTACGAGCCGAGGATGTTGCTCAATGCGTCGCCGTAGCCGGGCCCCACCTGCTCGATTCCAGCGCCGAAGTTGGTGGCGTTGCTGACCGCGTTCTGACCTGCCGCCTGCGCCGTGCTGAAGTTCGCGTTGCGCTGCGCGTCCTCGAGGCGGCCCTGCTCGCGCTGCTTCTGCTGCGCGTCGAAGTCAGCTTGCTGCGACGCGCGCTGCAGCTGCTGGGACTGCGGGTCGATGGTCGTCGACCAGAAAGCGTCGAACTCCGCGGCCGCGGCCTCCTTCGTTTTCGCACCGCTGGCCACCTGCGCCTGGAGCTCGTCGCGCTTGCTCGCGGCGGCCTGCTGCAGCTGACCCACCCGGGCGGCAACATCGGTCGTGTTCGGGTTGGGCAGGTTGGTCGTCTTCCCCGTGGTCGGGTCCTGCTGGACGATGAACGGCGCCGTGCCCGTGTTCAGCGTGACAGGCGCCTGCGCGCCGAAGGGCTGAGGGGCAACGCTGGTGTCGGTGACCCACGAGCCGCCCTTGAAGATCTCCTGGATCTTCTGGCCCTTGCTGTCGGTGTTGGGGCGGGTGTCGTTCTCTTTGGCCTTGCCGGACAGGCTCGGGTCGAACGGCTTCGGCGTCACGCTCGGGTCCGTCACCCAGTTGCCGCCGCGGAACACCTCCTGGATGCTGTAGCCGCCGGCCACGTTCGGGCGCGTTTGACCCTCCGTCGGCTTCACATCGGGCGCGGTGCCCGCCTGCTTGAGCACGAGGTTGGTGCCGTCCCAGGAGTAGATCGCGCCGCCCGCGCCGTTGACGATCGAGGGCTTCGTGCTCGAGGCGCCGTCGGGCAGATCGATGATCGTGCCCGTGGCTGGGTCGCGCAGCTTGACGACCTTGCCCGTGTTTGGATCCTTGATCGGCTCGAGCTGGTCCGCGGGCGTGGGTGCCTTATTTTCCGTCGGCGCGCCTGGGATGAGCTCGACCTTGCCGGTCTTCGAGTTGGTGCCGTAGCGCGTGGTGACGCCGCCATTGGTGCTCGTGAACTGCTGCGTCCACGTGACCGCGTTCTGAGACGAGGCCGTCGGGGTGGGAACCAGTCCCGCCGGTGACTCGACCACGGTATAGGACGCTGGCGCTGCAGGGTCGACATACGGACCCGCGTCGTTGGTGCCTGGCGCCCACGGGCCGGGATACGCGCCCGGAGTCGCGTTTCCCGACTGGACGATCATCGGCGCGGGCTTGCCCTCGCCGTTGACCACGTTCCACTGCTCTGATCCAGCCGGGTAGTTCTTCAGCGGGTCGGTCGGCGGTACGATACTGATCAGTCGCCAGCCCTTGCCGAACTGATCGAGGACTGCCTGCTGTTGTGGGGTGGTCTGCATATTCTGTCAGTGATCCTTGGTGATTTCGTGTTTGTCGACTACAGTGCGCCAACCATGAACGGCGGCGACAAACACAACGGCATGTCCCCCCTGGTCCTGTTGTGGGGGCTGGGCACGATCGTCCCTCTCTGGATCGGGCTCCAGTTGCACGATGTGGGCACACCCCTGCTGATCTACTACGGCGGGTCCCTGGTGCTCTTGGTTGGGCGCCTGATGGTCAAGCAGCACTTTGACCTCTAACGTCCCGCCGGGACGTACTTCGACGAGCCGAGTGCCGCCGAGACGGCCTCTTTGATGTCCAGGTTTTCGCCGGTGTCGGCTTTCTTCGCCTGACGATAGGCCTGGTTCAACATGGCCGGGTTGCCGTACTGCAGCCCCGTCTTCATGTCGGCGGGTGTCGGACGCGCATAGCGTGAGGGGTTCGCGCGCCACGCGTCGACCGTGCGCACTACCTCGTCAATACGCCGCTCTTCGAGCGGATCGGTGACCCCGCGGTACTTGGCGCCCAGACCGATTTCTTTGGTGGGGGAGTCGATGCCCACCACCTCGCGCGCCTGGGCGATCAGTTGCGTCTCGATGTCTCTGAGCATGGCTGTCTGACGATCCGGCGGAGCTTGCTTGTACGCCGGCGTAGCCATGTACGCATCGACCACGAGCTTCCTGTTCTTTTCCACCAGCGCGTCGGCCATGTCGTACTGCTGGTTCTGCTGCTCGGAGCCGGCCGTCTTGAAAAACCGACCCGCGATGCCACCCACCAACGGAATATCGCGTACGCCTGGCTGCCCCTTGGCGGGAGCTTCGGGTAGCGCGTTGCCCGTGGCTTTGATTAGCGCATCTGAGACGCCCAGTAATGCCTCAGCCGGACCAGGCGAAAAGCCCTTGATGCCGTAGTCGATCAGCATCGGCGACTTCCCGCCCAGGCCGGGCAGGCTGGACCCACTCAGGGCGCGCGCTGTCTGTGAGGTGGTCGCGTTGAACTGAGCGCTGGTCGGCAACCCCTGCATGCTCTGCGACACGATGGGCGCGCCGCGGAAGTTGTCATAGTTGGCAGTCAACTCCTGGGCCAGCGCGGGAACGGGTGGCGCGAACGACTGCACCGAGCCCGACACGCTGGGATCAAGCGGCGATAGCGCCCCGATGGTCTGCGCCGCCAGCGCCTCCCACGTGCGCGGGTTGTCGCCGTAGTAACGGCCCATTGCTTCACGTACCAGCGGGATCAGCATGCCGATGCCGCCGCGGACCGGGATGAACACCAGGCCGCGCTTGCCCGTGCCCGTGGGGGCCTTGTCGCTCATCACCACCAGGCCCGAGCCCTTTGTGAATGCCGAGACATCCTTGTAGTCCTCGGGCGCGATACTGCGGTTATAGATCTCCGTGCTGATGATCCCGCCGATGATGGTCGCCATCAGCGCCACCGACTGAGCCGGCCGCTGCTTGACCGTCGAGGTGAACTCGACCGCAGCCTGGCTGGTCGCGTTGATGAACGGCACCAGGTGGTTGAGTTGCTTGGTAAGGATGCCGCCGGCGCTGAAGTCGACGGTGACGGTGCGCGCTTTCATAGCCGCCTCGGTCTGGTTCAACCCCTGCCGCTCAGCACGGTAAAAGGCTGCCGTCCTGGGCGCGAGCTCGACCCGACCACCCACTTCGCCCAGCGGCCGCGACCAGCCCAGACCGACGACGTCGCCGACGACTCCCAGCGAATCCTTGATCAGCTGCTTCACGCCCTCGGTGTTGCGAATAGTGCGCACCCACACGTGCTCACCCGCCAGCTCGCGCTCGATCAGGTCGGGTCGCATGCTCCACCGCGACTGCACGCCGATGCTGCCGCCCGCCTCGCGCATGCGCTGCAGCAGCGCCAGGTCTCGGGTGGCGTACTTCAGGCCCAACGCCTTCGTGCCTGCAGCGCTCGCGGCAAAGCCGATCGCGGCATTCCGCAGGTGCTCTTCGTTGGTGTCGCCCGTCATGCCGCCCACCGCGGCGCCGAGCGCGCCTGCCGACAGGTTCCCCGCCGTGCTGGATGCCAGGTTGGCGCGATAGCCTACCGCGAAGTCTGACAGCGCCTTGATGCCTTCGAGCGGGTTGGGTGCGTCGATCGCGAAGCGGGACAACGTCCACAGCGCGTCGTTGACCATATTGAACGCAATGAACCCTGGCCGCAGCGCAGTGGCGCCGAGCTGGAGCGGCAGACGGCCGGCATTCAGTAACACGCCGAGCACGCCCGTAGCCTCAGGCGTCCCCATGCTGAGCGACTTGTACATGGCGTCGACGACGGCGATGCGCTGCTTGCCGTTGGCCCCATCCATGTACGACATGAGCTGATACCCGCGCGGCACCGGCGCATCAGCCTCGAGCTTCTTCACGAAGGTGCTCATGCCCGGCAGATCGGCCCAGCCGGCCACCGTGCGGGTGATGGTGTTCTTCTGGGCCGTAGCCTCGTTGGCGAAAGCCATGTCGACCATCGTCGACACTGCCGACTGGCGTGCCTTGGTGGTGCCCGCTTCGGTGAGTGCCGTGATGCCATTGGAGCTCACGCTGAACGTCTTACCGCCACTCGGCAGACTGTCGATGGCAGCCTGGCTAGTGTGCTCGAGGATGTTGGTCTTCACGTAGTGCGGGAACCGCTCGGCCAAGTCCGCTGCCACTTCGGGGTCCATCACGCCGCTTTCGACCAGGCGCTGCCTGCCGTCAGCCACCGACTTCCAGATGGCTTCGGCAGCCCTGGTGATCTTGCCTGCCGCCTCCGCGCCGTAGCGCTCCACGAGGTGGTCGTTGATGTCCGCGACCGTCTGCACCGACGCTCCGCCGCTGAACGCGCGCCGGTCCGCGGCGATGCCGCCTTCCGTGGCCGCGATCCGAGCCTGTTCGGCAGTGCTCTCGACGGTGATGCCCTCTACTCGGCTTGAGAGGCGGTCAACCTGCTTCTGGGCCGCGTTCACGTAGCGCTGCGCCTGAGCAACCTCGGCAGGCGTGCCGCCGAGTCCGCGTGTCTTCGCTTCGGCCAGGGCCAGGGCGTTCTGCTGCCGCTGCAGGTTCGATTCGGCCCTGCGGAGCTCTGAAGTCAGGTTCACCTCGGTCGCCTGGCCTGGCACTCTGGACCCGCGGACATCGCCGAGCGGGACGTCCAGAATGCGGTTCTCCACTCTGCGGCCGATGGCCGCAGCTTTGTCGACGTTGTCCATCTGCTCGAGGAACGCTTCGAGCGCAGGCAGATGCTGAGCCCCCATGTCGGACATCGCTGGCGCGACCGTCTTGTCGAGTTTGGCCAGCGCTACGTCGCCGCGACCTTCATACACCCTCGAGCGCAGCCAGACCTTCTCGTCGAACGCCATGGGAGCCCCGCGCTTGTTCTCGATGTACGTCTCGATCGCCTTGAGCGGCCCGCGCCGATCGCCTAGTTGCTCGCCCGTGCCGACGATGGCGTTCAACACCTTGTTGACATCGGGCGGGGTGCCTCGCGGAACCGCATCACCGGTGGCGACCGAGGCGCGCTGGGTGAGAATCTTGTCAAAGTCCTCACCTACAGCACGTAGTGCAGGCGAAGCGGTGGGCGGAAGAGGTCGCGGTGTCGCTGCTGCGAAGCGCTCCAGGGCAGCACTAGCACCGTAGGCCACAGCGCCACCCGCCAGGATGCCCGCGCCGACCTTGGCCCAGCGGTTCGGATCGTCGGGGTCGGTGGTCGCGTAGGCCGTGCCACCACCCACCGCGGCGCCACCCATCGTAGTGGCGAACCGCGGAGCAACGAAGGCAGGCTGAGCACCACCGCGAACGGCTGGTGCGGTATCAGCAATCAGTGGGGCAACGTCCGCAGCAGCACGACCCAGCGCAGGCTCCGCGGCGGCTTCGACGGCGTGCTGGCTCTTGACTGCGGCCAGCACAGTCGGGTTCTGCAATGCCTCGCGGCCGGTCCTGAACGCCATGCCGCCCAGCTTCACGGGACCGTTCAGCCACTGCTGCACGTCGAGCAGAGCAATCGGATTGCCGAGCTCGGCGGCGCCACCCGCTACCAGGCCCGCTCCAGTGAGGATGGCCGTCGCCGTGAGGCCCGTCATCACTGGCACACCCTCAGGGTTCAGGGACTGAGCCGACGGCAAGCCTCCCGTGTTCTTGAGCGGATTCGTCAGCACGTCTGACGACAGGCCCGCATCCGGCCGCGCAAACGCCAGCGGATCAGTGCCAGTCGCGTTCGCCGCGGCAGTCTGTGCCGGGCTGACGTTGACGATCGTGCTTGCTGCACGACCCGCCAGGTCGTTCTCGGCCTGGAAGACGTCGCCTGGGTTCAGCCCGCCCTCGCCGACGCGTTGCAGCACGCGTGTGTTGATGTCCCGCAGGGCAGGACTATCGAGTGGGTTGCTGAGGCCGCCGACCGCGTCGCTGACTGCCTGCCCGGCCTGGTCGAACACCGTTGGCTGCGGCGACGTCCCACCGCCGGCAGCCAACGGCGCCGTCTGGAGCGTCGGGTTAGTGAGCGTGTCGGAGGGGGTTGGCTGCTGCGAGGCGGCCATGGGCTGCGGGCCAAAGAAGCTCGAGACACCCTGGCCAGCGTCCGAGACCGCACTGCGCACGCTCTGGCCTGCGTCGCTGATCGCGCCGCCGATGCTCGAGGCGAGCGCGTCCTTCGAACGCCCGAGCCAGCCGAGCGGGTTGGTGTCCTGGTCCGCGATCGACGGCGTGGGCACTTGCGGGTTGTCCGCCAGCAGCCCGCCCTGGACAGGGCCCATGATCGCGGTCATCTGGCCGGGCGTCATCCATTCCTTACCGCCCTTCAGGTCGAGGCCCGAGCGTCCGACGTGAAACGCGCCGGTATCGGGGTTGAAGCCGTCGGCAGTGAAGTAGTGCCCTGTGGTCGAGATCGTGACCGGGTTACCCGTCCGGGCTTCCCTGCTGAACACGTCCCACTGGGCGCCGCTGACGAGCTTGGTCGGCACGTTCAGCTTGTCCATCAACGCCTTCTCGCTGCCGAGGCCGGCCATCCCCTGAGCTGACGTCCAGCCCACGCTCGAGGCCAGATCGGTCGCTTCGCGGAGGCTCGGATTGCGCCCGAACCTTTGTGCAAATCGGACAGCGGCAGCTGGGCCACATGCGGCATATGCCTCGTCTGACGTGAGCTGGGAGTCGCCGAACTGGCTGATGTCACCCTTGCCCTGTTGCTGGTCCAGGCCGCTCCCGACGCGGCGCAGACCCTCCGTGGGGCCCGGCGTCCAGGAGCCCTCGACACCCGTCTGCGAGCTCGTGTCGCCCTGTTCCTGCTGGATGCGGCCAAGGATGGTGCTGACGTAGCGCTGGGTCTCCTCGTACGGCGGCACGCCCCCGTACTTCTCGACCGCGCCAGGTCCAGCGTTGTAGGCGGCCAGCGCATTGACCACGTTGCCGCCGAACTTGTCGATCTGCTGCTTGAGGTACTTCGCCCCGCCCATCAGGTTCTGGCCGACGTCGTTCACATCGGTGACGCCGAGGCCTCGAGCGGTCTCAGGCATGAGCTGACTCAGTCCACCGGCGCCGACCGGGCTGCGCGCCGTGGGGTTCCAGTTGGACTCCTGCTGGATGAGGCTGAGGAACAGCTTCGGATCCACGCCCGCCTGGTTGGCCGCCTCGAGCGCCTGGCCGATGAGCTCGGGCGGACCAGTGAAGGATGCCTGCCCGCTCGACTGCGTCGGAAAAGGAGATACAACCGGCGCAGTCGGTGCGGGTGGCGCTGGAGGAGCGAGCGGCGCGCTGCCAGGTACGTAGGCTGGGAGCTCTGGCGGCGCGGGTTCCGGGGCTGGGAGGGGTTCGGGGAGCGGTGCTGGCTCGGGCGGTGGCGGCGCCGGCGCCGCGGCGGCCATCGGATTGGTCAGCGAGTCTGACGACGTTGGCGCCTGGAACGACGAGCTGAGGTCGCTGATGCGCGCGCTCGCGGCATGGCCGAACGTCATCGCGCCAATGCGCTGGTCGGTCTCCTGGCTGAACGTGTCGGCCTGGTGGGTGTTCCAGCTATCCGAGTCGACGTCGGGAAGAGGCGGCACGTCTTGCTTAGACCTTGACGGTGCCCGTGGTTCCAGGCGAGTACGAGTACTTCGGCAGGCTCTGGGCGTACAGGTCCTGGACGTCCTGGGTGTCCCAGCCCTGCTGGCCGTACATGCCCAGCAGCATTTGCTTCTGGCTGCTCGTGTAGGCGTTCCACGCCGCGGGCGCGATCTGGTTCGGCGCGGGTACACCGCTCGCCGTCTTCATGTAGTCGGCGTAGCTGGTGCCGCCGGCGCTACCGCTGGCCGTGTCTCCCAGCAGCCCGCCCAGTGAGGCTCCGACCGGGGCAGCGCCCGACGTCGACCCGCTGGCCGGAGCGTAGGCCCCGGCCGCGCTCGAGACCAGGTCGCGCATGCCGCCCGGGGTGCTCCCCAGCGTGCGCAGGTAGCTGCCGTAGTCGGCCGGGCCCTTCAGGTTGCTGATGAGGGTCAGGTAATCGTTGGCCGTCTTCTGCTGCTGGGCCTGCGCAGCGAGGGTTGGCGCGCCGTTGTACATGCCCGTCACGCCCGCGGCGGTGATCCCCTGCCCGAACTGCTGCGCCTGCGCGGCCTGCGTCTCCTGGCCGTTGTACTTCCCTGTAACGGCAGCTTCATTCAGCGCGTTGGTGAAGGCCTGAGTGGCTTTTCTGAAGGCGAGGTCGTCGGTATCCAGGCCCAGCTTCGCGCTCAGATACGCCTGGTTCGCGGCCGCATTGGCCGCATCCATCAGGTTCTTATCGGCGCCAACGTTGGAGACGATGGGGCCCGCGCCGGGCGCGCCCGGCGTCCCGGCAGGTGCCGCTCCCGTTGCCGCGGTGCCGGGCGAAGCGGGCGAGACGGCGCCACCCGTGGTCCGCGCGTACGTGTCTTTGATCTCGCCCTGCCCGTTCCAGCCGGCCGCGTAGAGCTCGTTCATCATCTGCGTCGGCGTCTTCGGACCGTTGACGGTGTTGTAAACCGTGCCCGAGTTCGCGCCACTCGAGGTATTCGTGGACGACGTGACGGTGGGTGTGCTGGCTTTGACCGACGTCGGCGAGCTGCTGATAGTGCCGCCCGCGACTGCGCCACCGCCCGCGTTGTTCGCCGCGGCCGCGGCGGTGGTGCCCTGCACGCTCCTGACCGAGCCGTCGGGCATGGTCACGTTAAATTGCCCCATCAGTACGCGCCTCCAATTGCGGGTGTCGGGGTTGGGCTACCAGGCAGCGACGGTGGGATGGGCGCACCCTGGGGTGGTGCGGGAACGCTGAGATACGGGAACGCGTGCACGACCGCCTTGTAAACCGACGCGAATCCCTCTGGGCCCAGCCGTTGCATCTCCTTTACCCGCCCTTGCATGTTCGGCGTGCCGTCCGGGTTGAACAGCTCACCGCGGTAGAAGTCGAGCTTCTGCTGCTCACTCAATGGCGCGGAGAACGGCGCCTGGCCGCCCGCCATCATTGACTCGGCGAGGTCGTTGGCGACGCGATCGATCCACGTGGACAGGTCCTCGGCGACCAGGTCGAGCAGGTTCGACGACTGGCGCGGCATCAGCGTGGATCCAGGCTGCAGTAGCCGGCGCCATCACCCACAGGCCCCGCGAGGCAGATGAACCAGAAGGCGAACCGCGACCGTCGCACCCGCGGCAGGCGTTTCACTCTGCGGAACATCACTGCTGTCCCGGTAGCGGCATGGCGTTCTGCGGCATGTTCGGCACGACGGGTGTACCTGGCGGATTGCCAGGTCCTGGACCCACTGGCGCGGCGTTGCCAGGCGGAGGCGTGAGCGGCAGTCCGAATCCAGGCTGAGGTACAGGGTTACCTGGCATGCCGCCCGAGCCGACACCGGGCGGGGGACCCCCCGGCCCTCCGCCAGCCATCTGTTCGGGTGTGGGCATGCCAGGCCCGGCGAGCCGCTTCTGCTGAATGGTGGCCAGCTTGGCGAAGACGACCTCTTTGATCTTGCCCTGGATCTCATCCGACTGCTGCAGGTCGTGCAGCATCCACGAGCGGATCACCTCGTCAGGGTTGGCGCCAGCCTGCTCGACGGCGTCCTCGTACGTGATCAGCTTGCGGTCCATCTGCTCGCCGATGGCGCGGATCTCGATGACCTTGTTCGAAGGCGTCTCGGGATCCAGCCGCGCGCGGTACTTGTGCACGCCGTTCAGGTCGTCGGGTCCGATGCCCAGCCAGCCGGCCTTGGCGCCCTTCTGCTTGCGACCCTTGCCCTGTTGCTCGCCCCAGGCGTAGACGGTCTCGCCGATGCGCTTGTCGATGAGCCACGACTCGAAGCCGGTGCGCTCGGCGAGGGCGATCTCCGCGTTGCTGACGATCGGATCCCAGGCGAGCCGGGCCAGGTGCGCGGCCTGGTTCAGTGCGTAGCCCGACTCGTCGCCGCTCACTACGCCAGAGACGATCGACGGCAGCGCGAGCTCGAGCATGCCGCGGATATCGCTGATCAGCTTGTCCTGCTCGACGCCGGCCCTCGGCATCTCGACGGGTGCGACGTCGAACGGGTAGATCGAACCTGGCTCGATCTCTTCGGCCTTGTCCTCTTCTGTGCCGTCGTTGCCGAATGGCCCGATGCCACCGGGGATGCCTGGAATGGTGCCGGGCGGCAGCGTGCGCTTGAAGGCGGGGAAGCCGGTCATGAACGCCGCATTCGCGCGCATGGTGTAGAGCGAGTCCAGCAGCACGAACATCTGCAGGAACCCGAACAGGATGCTGAGACCCGCGCGCTCGGGAAGCCTCGAGGCGGTCGTGATCCCCAGCGCGTGGAAGTACGGTCCGCGCAGCGTCTTCAGGAACGGGTCGCCGTAGCCGTGCTTGACTTCCTTGACCAGCGTGCCGCCCTCGAGACTCGCCGACGTCGACGAGCTCTGGCCCGGACCGATCAGGATGTAGCGCACGACGTCGTGCCGCCAGGCCTCGACGCACGTGATCGTCTTGGTCCTGGACATCGACTGTTCCCACTGCGCCCGCGCGAGGCCGAGCGCTGACGGGTCGGCCCACGCGGCCGAGTCGGCGTACACCTTGCCGTTCGAGGTGAGCCCGGCGCCGAAGCGCTCGAGGCAGTCGTACCAGGGCATGACCTTCACCTCGGTGGCGAACGTCATGCCGTCCTCGCCCTTCAGGTAGTAGAAGGTCTCGGGCGGGACGTCGGTGGTCGCGATCGGGTACGGCGCGAGCAGCTTCATCTGCTCGCTCTTGGTGTGATAGATCAGGTCCGCGGCGTGCGGATCGAAGGCTTTGTCCGCGGCGAGCTCGGCCTGCAGCGCCTTCGACTTCAGGTTGTAGTCGCCCCAGGCGCGCTTGGTGCGCTCGACGGTCTTCAGGACGCCCTCGCCCTTGACGGCCAGGTTGTACATGAACAGTCTGAGCAGACGGCGCCGACTCTCTTCCTCCTGGCGCTCCCAGCTCGATTCGAAGAAGTGCTCCCGCAGCGTGGCGTTCTCCTGGTACACGTCGCCGAAGCCGATCGGGCGGAACTGGATGGTGAAGGGGTTGATACTGAGCGCCGCGGTCACCGTCGACGCGATGTGGGTGGCCAGCGGCGCGCGCACCTCGATCGCCGTTTTGCGATACGCCTCGGGGATCTCGATCGGCACATTGCCGAACAGGATGTCGTCGATGTCCTGATACAGCTCGTCGCGCGCGACGAAGTCTTTGCGCAGCTGGTTGACGACGCTGAGCGTTTCACGTGAGGCGACGTCGTCCCCGCCGGCGCGCACGGGGAACAGTCCTCGACTGCTCGAGGCGGCTGCGTAGGACGACGTCTGTGGCATCAGGCTTCAGGCGGCGGGTGCGGGTGCGTCGTCGGCTTGCAGCGCGGTGACGTTCGTCTCGAGCTGAGTGGACGAAGCGTCGAGCTGCGCCTGCAGCGCTTTGATCTGGTCCAGCAGCGCCTGGTCGGGCGGTGTCTGGGTGTTGAGCTTGGCGAGCGCCTCGGCGAGCTGGGCGCTGACGTCGGAAAGGGTCGCGCTGACCGCGGACAACTGGGCGATCTCCGCGGTGCCCGCGGCGGTGCTGGCCTCCGTGGCGGCCGTATTGCGATCGATGCTGGACTGGGAAGACTCGGACATGGCGATGAGGTTCTCCTGGTTGTGGCGTGAATTGAGTGCCTCGGTGATGAGCCACAGGGCGGCCTGGACCAGGTAGTCCAGGCGCTCGAACAGATTCCAGCTCCGACGCGGCGGCTCGGGTGGCGGGTTGTGCATGGTCATTGGTGGTTGCGGTCCCAGGGCACGTTCATCAGCCGAAGCGAGCCTTCACCCTCTGCGCCACGGGCGCGCTGATTCCCAGGAAGCCGTAGCGCGCGGCGTCATAGGCGTGGTCTTCGCCCGTGGTGTCGACGTCCTCGGGATCGTCCTTATCCTTGACCAGGTCGGGCACGGTCCTGATCAGGTTGGTGCAGGTTTCGAACACCTGCAGCTGCGGCGCCAGCATCGGCCGCTTGTTCTCAGCGGGTGACCAGGCCAGCAGCTCGTGCCAGCGCTTGATGCCGTCGCGGCGGCTGTTGTTGGCTGGCGTGAGCAGCACACCCATCTCGGCGTAGCCGGCCGCGGGCGACTGGATGGCCAGCCCGTTGTGCCGCTCGGCCCACATCGACGGATCGGCGAAGGTGCCGCGGATGCGCTCGCCCGCGCTCAGCAGACGGATCTCGTACGCCTGGTCGCCCGCGAGCTTTCCCGTGGCGTACGTCTCGCGATACACGTAGATCGTGCCGGCTGGCGCCCGGGTGAGCCACAGGCAGCAGTACGGCACCGCGTAGCCGTAGTCGACACATCGCCAGCGCGGCCAGCTCGGGTCGATCGCGAACGGCTTGCAGACGTGCACCTCGCGTCGCCACTCAGGAAACGCCACGCCCTCGGGTCGCTGCTTCTCGTGCTGGCACTCGGCCAGGAAGGCGTCGATACCGTCGCGGTCGACGCGCTGCTGGCACGCTTTCAGGTCGAGGCCTGGCCAGGTCGGCTCGCCGCCGGTGATGACCGTGCGGATGCCGCGGCGTTCGTACGTCAGGCCATTGAGGGCCTTGTGCGGGCCCGAGACCTGGCGATCGGCCAGGAAGTCTGCGGATGTGGCGGCAACGCCGGCCAGCCGGCCGAACAGCGACTCGTCGTGCACCAGGTTCTGCACGGCCAGGATGGCGACGTCGTCCGAGCCGAGCTGCAGCACCTTGCGCGTGAGGGTGCGCACGTTCTTACTCACCGTGGTCGCACTGTCCGACTCGTTATCCAAGTCGTCGAGGATCATGAAGTCGGGCCGCTGCTCTTCGATCTTGATGCCGCGGATCGCGCGATCGAGACCCACAGCATCGAGAGTGAAGCCGTCGGCCGTGCGAAGACGGTTGTGGCGCCAGCCCTTGGAGGCGCCGAACTTTCCCAGCAGCCGATCGGCGAGGAGCGGGTAGCGATCGGCGACCGCGGGTGACTCGAGCAGCGCGGACACGTTGCCGACGTGGTCGTCGGCCTGGTCCTGGGTTCGGCACACGTACAGGCCGTAGCGTCTGGCTTTGCGAGCCGCGATGGGGACACAGGCGCACTCCGCATCGGTCGACTTGCCTGCACCGCGGGGCCAGATGCCGACGAAGGGACTGGGTCGCTGGTGGCGAGCCATCGTCCACACCCATTCCCAGAGCTCGGCGTGGAAGGTGGCGAACGGAGCGGTGAAGTACTCGGGGAACATGGCGCGCAGCCAGCTCGCCCACTCTGTGTCATCCAGCGGCTCCAGCTTCTTCGGCGGTGGCGGCGTCGTCGAAGACTCCGGCTGGACCGGGGCGCGCAGGTTGACCGTCGAGGCGGTCGCGACCTTCCACGCGGCCGATGGTGTCGGCGATGCGAGCGACCCGATCAGCGAGCGTGCCGTGCGCGTCAACAATGGCGGCATAGTCAGTCCGCTCGAGCACGTCCGGCCTCGCCAGGTAGGCGACCTGGACGCGCATGCTGTAGAGCGAATCGTCGACGTAGCGCTGGAAGTTGTCCTGCCAGTCGGTGCCCCGGATCGGGATCCACGAGGGCGCCGCTGGCGGGTCCAAAACAGGTCCAGAATTGGGGGACGGTGGGTCCAAAACCGAGGCGAATGCTTCGCGCCGCCACCGGATAACCGTGCCCTTGGACACGCCGTACTGGCGCATCACTTCGGCGATCGCGAGGCCCGTCAGGAGCGCCGAGACGACCGCGGCTTTGGTGTCGGGGCTGTACATCGGCCGGCGGACTGACCTCCTGGAACGACAAAAGCGGCGCTCCCCCTTACTGGAAAGTGCCGCCCTGGAGGTCCTGGTCGCCCGCCTCGTGGGTACTGGCTATGCTCAGTATGCGCGCCGATGTTAGGGCGATGCTAGCGATTCGCGCTCGCGGCAAGGCCGGAGCGTCACCTCGGCGTGGTGCATGGTGACGTTCGCGTCCATGTCCACGTGGAAACGGAGTCGACCCACGAAGGGCACGCTTTCGGCGTTGATGCGCGCGCGGTTGGCCTCGATCGCGCGAATCAGCACGTCGGCGAGCTCCTCAACTGCTCGAGGCGGCATCCATCATTCCGCGGATGTTGGCTGCCACTCGTGCGATTGTTGCGCGAGCTGCAGCCGTGGCTTCGTTGGCAGTGACGTGACGAGGTGGTTTGGTGACGAATTCGCGGTGCAGGCGCTGGAGCTCGTGGGTGCTGGCGGAGGACTGGTCGAGATACGCGGCCTCGTAGGCTTCGGCGTGGTCGGGGACCAGCACGAAACGGATGAAACGCGCGGAGTAGTGGTCAGGCATTGCTAAGCATATTGCAGGATTGTGACATCGTAGCTATTGCATGTTCACTAAGCATAGTGCATACTTCCGACATGAACACCACCGAGCAAGCAATCGCGGCCTGGAACTCTGGCCGCGCCTACTGGATGCAGAACGAGCGGGCCTTTCGCGCTGGCAAACAGAATCCTGGCAACTACCACGTCAGACTCGACGGCCAGGCCCGCGGACCCATCGCCTCATGGAACAAGGCCGCCAAAGCCGCCTTCGCTTCCGTCACCGATCTGCACAACGCGGCCAAGTCATGAGCACCCAAACCGCCGAGGACGCATACATCGCCCAGCACGCTGCCATCCAAGCCACGATCGAACGCCTGGAGATCCTCCGCGACGGCATGCTCGACCCGACCGACAACGAGATCACCTGGGGTGATGTCGCGTGTTACGCCCATATCGCTGATGCGCTCGCCACGTTCACCGAATCAATCGGATGACACCAGCGGAGCTCCAGCAGTACCGCACGAAGCTCGGCCTGTCGCAGGTCGCGCTTTCTCTGTTGCTGGGCTTCCATCCGATCACGGTCTCGAAGTGGGAACGCGGCGTCGTGCCCGTGCCGACATGGCTGCACCTGGCACTCTGGGCGATTGAGCACAACGCCCCCTCGGCCTGAGCTCACGCGTTGATTTTTGGTCACGCGTTGACCGCCTCAGTGCTAGCAGCACGCTGATGCCAGTAACAGAGGCTCGATCCACGATTCGCATTCATCGCGCACTCGCGATAAGAGTTCTCGAACCGATCTGAGGCTGCCACATACTGACGTCCGACATACACAGCCGCAGCGCAAGTACCTGGGTGATAGCTGCCCTGGCGAACGCGCTCGGACACAGGCACATCAGCCCACATAACAACCGTCACGCGTTGACCACGGCTCGGATGTGCACTTCGAGGGCACTCAGGCGATTGGCGACGTCGAAGGCGGATTGCTGGGCGGCTTGAAGGTCGGACATGAGTTGGGCGATCGAGTCGGCGTCTGCGGTGTGGCGGATGTCGGCTGAGGCCAGCATGCGAACGTTTTCGGTGATGGTGGCCGTGGCCTGGTTGAGCTGCGTGGTCAGGTCGGTGGGATCGCCCCACTGGGTGGAGAGCGGTCTGATCGGGACGCTGTCAGGTGGCATGGGCGCGAGTTGTTGGGCGTATGGGCCGGCGCGGATGGCCGCGGCGTATGCGGCCGTGGATAGGGCGGTGAGTGGCCACGTGCCGGATGCGGGCACCACGGGGTAGTACAGGAGCGCGCGTAGCCTGGGATAGCGGATTGGGGCCTGTTTGAGCGCATCGGTGATCCAGGCTGCCTTGTCGCCTGGGGTGTCGTTGCAGCCGTACTCGGCGAGCATCATCGGCTTGTCGGGGATCAGAGCGTCGAGCGTGGCGTAGGTGAGGTCGTTGATTTGGGCGAAGGATTGCCAGGAGCCACCGCGGGCGTTGCCCCAGTTGTAGGCGTCCCAGGACAGCCAGTCCACGTAGGCTGAGCCCGGATACCAGGCTGCGAGCTTGTCGGCTGCGGTGGTGCTCGAGTAGCCGGGCGGGTCGACCTGGTTGGGGCCCCAGATCCAGGTGACGTTGTTGGCGTTGTTGGTGCGGAACAGGTCGACGACGTGCTGCCAGACGCCGACGAACTGGGTTGGTCCCCAGGCGTTCCAGAGCGCCCAGGAGCCGTTGAATTCGTGGCACCAGCGGATGAAGCACGGGTGTGCCCAGGCAGCGATGGCTCGAGCTTGTGAGGTCAGGTAGGCGTCGTACTTGCCGGCTAGGATGTCGGCTGGTGACCAGGCCGTTTTGGTCGTCCAGTCGGACGGCGCCCAGGTGTGCAGGTAGAGTTGGCCGCGGGTCCAGAGTGAGGCGGCCACGCTGATCGGGAAGGGGGTGAATTTGGGGGTGCCGTCGGTGTTGGTGCCCTGCTGGGCGCTCCAGAACATCTGGACGCAATTGGGGCGGCAACCGAACTGGGTGTCGAGGGTGACGGCTTGCAGCACGGTCTGCGGCTGAGCGGTCGCGCCATGAAGCAGAAGATTGGTCATCGTGGCAACACCCATGCCCAGAACCAGGGCCAGAAGATCCAGTTCAACGCGGTCCACGCCGCGCCAGCCGCAAACGACCAGCGAACCAGCATCAACTCCCGAGGCGTGTAGTAGCTCACGGTGTACACGTAGTAGCTCACGGTGTCGGCCAGGTTCCAGGAGCCCCAGTCGAGCATCACGAGTCGGCCCTCGGCCCAGTGCTGGTTGATGAGCGCGCTCGGCAGGCTGGCGTACCGCGGCGTTCCGTCGGCGTTCTTTCCGTTGGCCCAGCCCTGCGCGTGGTGGGCGAGCGACATCTTGCGACCGACACGCGCCTCCCAGGCTCGGATGGTGGTCATGTCCTGGGGGTTGACGAAGGCGCCCCACAGGACCGCGGACGTAGTCACGGCGCCGTTGAGGCCGCTCATGCGACCGGCCCCAGTTCTGCCGTGTTGGCGGATTCGTTTCCCCAGACGTCCCATCCGAGACGGTGACGGCGCGCGAAGAGTTCGACGTATGGGCCGGGGCTGACTTGTTCGATGTAATCAAGAAAAATCTCCGGCTTACGAGAGTGACCCTTCTGTACAGCCTGATGAATGACCGCGGATGGAAACGCTCCTGTCCGCCCCGGACGACCCATTCGCCCAACCACAATGAATTCGGCCGAGTTGGGGGCAACATGCGACGGTAACGGCAACGGATTGGCCTTGTGCCATACCAGTGTCTGGCCGTATGTGAACCCCCAAGCGATCAGCACCGAGAACGACACCGGCAGGTAAGCATTCGTCGTCCATAGAAACAATCGGCACCCAGACTCATCCGCCAGAGTAGCGACAGGTATCGTCTTGAGTTCATCAATCGACATCCCGTCGAATGGCATACTGCGCTTGCTGAACTTGCCTTGAACGGCAAAGTCAGGGTCACGCTTTCTGCTCTGGCTATGGCCAGTGACTAAGGGTTTCTTGAATGCTCCGTCCGGATAAGGCCACGGCGGATCAGCCACGATGGTCCGGTACTTCACGGTGCCGTGGGCTCCGGCCAGGGCTCGTAGTACGGGATCTCATCAAAGTCAGCGTCATCGATCGCCAGGTCGAAATCGCAGTCTGAGCACCCGTCGCACTCGACCTCGCCGTGGTTGTGGCAGACACAGAAGTCGCCGCCGCAGATGCAGTACAGAATGCCTGTCCCACCGCACGGAGCGGCCACGGTTTCAAAGTACGGGTTGCGAACGCCACACCAGCAACTCATGCCGTGGGCTCCGGGCTGGCCGCCCAACTCGGTGACCCGTCCTCCTCGATCACATCGCCACGCCAAAGGCGGAACCCCTCCTCCGGGCTGGCCGCTTCAAGGCGACGAACGACTTTGAGGGCGAACGCGTTTTCTGACCGCAGGCGTTCGACCTCAAGGATGAGCCAGGTGATGTCTCGCGGGTCTAGCCACCCGCCACGAGCGGCCTGGTCGTGCTTGAGCTGGTCGAGTCTGTCCACTGTCACCCCGCCACCTCCGGGCTGGCCCCGACGATTTCGCCACGATCGATCTGGGCCTGGGTGACGTAGGCCGGACAGTGGCAGCGCTTGCAACGCTCCTCGGGATGCACGTGCTCACAGACCGCGCACTGCTCCGGGCTGGCCGCACGCTGCGGGACCTCATCGAGTAACCGGAGCGCCATGTAGAGCGCTGCCGTAGCACGCGACCCCTCGAGCAAGGCATTCCGCCAAGCGTCGGTGCCAGTCTCACCGCACTGCTTCATCGCAATTGCTGCCTGTCGAGTCTGCCGCGCGGCTTCGACCACCGCGTTCTGCCTGAGCAGCGTGGCCTGGGCATCACCGAAGCGCTGCTGCCACAGGGCGAGCTCGCCGCGGAGGCGTTCGCACTCAAAGGCCAACTGTCGGGCAGTCTCCTCTTCCCTGCGGGCAAACTCCTGGCATCGCTTGATCTCGTCCTGCTGCCAGTCCCAGCCGCTGGTGTGGCAGTCCCTGCAGGCGATACCGGCCAGGCCGTTGTCCGCGGCCCAGGAGTGGGTGTGCTCAGTCATGTTTGCCAGCCTCGTAAGTTCGGCTCACCCCGCCACCTCCGGGTTGGCGTGCTCTGAGTGATTCCCTAGACAGTGGCCGCACCAGGCGCATTTGGGATCGGCCGGTACGTTGCAGTCGGCGCCGGTGTTTTCCTCGCACCAGAGGCAATCTCCACAGACGCCATCACCGTCATCGACGGTGTGCGCGCGTGCCTGCTGCTTGCTGAGCGTGGCCTGGGCATCACCGAAGCGCTGCTGCCACAGGGCGAGCTCGCCGCGGAGGCGGTCGAGTTGCTCATCAGCGCGGAGTGAGTGCATGTACTCGAGGTTCATTGCCAGGTCGCGATCGTGTTCGGCAGACGCCAGCTCATCCTTGAGACGCTTGATCTCGTCCTGCTGCCAGTCCCAGCCGCTGGTGTGACAGTCCCTGCAGGCGATACCGGCCAGGCCGTTGTCCGCGGCCCAGGAGTGGGTGTGCTCAGCGGTGGTCATACAGGGTCCTTCCACTGACAACTGATCGGATCCCGGGCACCGTGAACCTCCCATTCCCGACCACAGTTTTTACATAGGCCGCTAACAGCACTAACAGGCCTAATGGGGCTATCAGTGCTATCAGCCCTAACGCTGGTGTTAGCTGTTTGCAGGAGGTTGGGGCTGTTAGCGGTGTTAGGGGGGGTAGTAGAAGAACCTGTCAGTGACATCAGCCCCGGGTAGTAGCCGCCATCTCGCACGCGCAGTTCTCCATCTTGAACCAATCTGAAAAGCAGGTACCGGACGCTCCCCCGGCTCTTGCCGACGGCGTCCGAAAGCTCGGCCGGCTTCATCCCGGGCATCGTGTTGACCGCGTCCACTAACAGCTGTCGCTCCTTCGACCGGCGGAAGTCTTCCGCCTGCCCTAACAGCGCCCAGCCCAGCATGTCCTCCTTTTCCCAGCGCAATGCCAGGTCCTGCTCCTCGACGTCGCGCCCGGTCACGAACAGGCTGGCGTCGGCCTGGCCGCGCTCTCGACGTAGCACTAACACCGCATCCGCGGCTCCCGACAGCCCCAACGTGCCCGAGACCATTTCGAGTGGATCGGTCGAATCACCCTTACGGGTGTGGAACACGACTACGATCGCCACGTTGTGCTGCCGCGCGAGCTCAGCCAGCGGCTGCATGGCGTCGTAGTCCAGGTCGTACAGGCGCTGGCTGTTCTTTTCCACTGGCCGCACTCGCTTGAACGTGTCGATGACCACCAGCCGCGCGCTCGAGTGCTCGGTCAACCATTCGTCTAGCGCCTCCAGCCCACCCTCGTTGGTCCGCGGCCATTCGGTAACCACGTGGAACCCGGCCGGTGGCGCCGAGTCGCCCAGCATGAGCGCCATACGCTCCTGCATTCGCCGCGGCCCGTCCTCGAGAGCCAGGTACAGGCTTTCCCCCTGTACCACCTGCATCTTTCTGAGCGCCGGCGCCGCGCGCGGAATATCAAGCGACCACCCCAGTCCGAGCCAGGACTTGCCCAGTTTGGGGCGACCGGCCAGGATGGCCAGCCCTGCGGGCAACAACTCGGGGATCGCCCACCTGGGTGCATCGAATGCCATGGCCGCGAGCTGCGGCCCCGTCCAGATGTGCGGCCGCGCACGGGGTGGCGGCGCCTCAGCGATCGCGTGTCCATTCGCGCTGGGTGGCGGCGGGCGTACCTCTTCCTGGTCGGCCGGACTCCACACCTTGAGCAGGCCTGCTTCGAAGCCGCTGCGTATGGTGGCTTCCACGCTGCGCTGGCCGTCGTCAGCGACCAGGCCGTTGCGCTCGCACGCGGCGTACAGCAAGCTGGCTACTCCCTCCGCGTTGATGCCGTGTTGTGGGTCCGCGGCCAATCCACCCAGCAGGTACGCCGCCCGGTTGCAGGCCGCGTTGCGTCCCGTGTCTTTGCCCATGGTCGCCAGCTCCGCGGCCTTGTCGTCGGCGAAGCGTTCCGCCCAGCCCTGCAGGTACGTCCGGTTGAGGATCGAGCGCCGGCGGAGCGGTGGCGGTTCAGGGGGCGGCTCGTACCTGGCCACCTCCGGCAAACTGGCCGGGTCCAGAAACGCGCCGTGCTGCTGCCTGGCTTCGTGCGGCGCACCCGGCAGGCAGCTGGGCAGGTAGAAGATGCGGCTCGAGTCCTTGGTCTGCGGGTCGATGCATCCACCAAAGTGGGCGTTGGCGCGCAGCCAGAACTCGGGCCAGTCCTCACCGTTTACCGGCTGCGCCAGGGGCACCACCACCCGCCACCTGGGCGCCTCCGGGGTGTGCGAGAACGTGGTGTGCCCGAACCACTCCAGCCCCTGCAGCAGATCCAGCGGCAGCGGGCCGTGGTCAATGTCCAGCACCAGCATGTGGACCTGGGCGACGTTCGCCTTACCCCGGGTAGTGCCGGGCCTGTAGGTAACCGGACTCCACAGACGGCCGTCCTTCGACTGCCGCTCTTCGAACCGGGCCAGCCGTTTTTCCAGTGCTGACAAAAGCAGCGTCTGGGCTGACGGCTGCTTGTCATCTTTGCTCTCAAAGATGACAAGCGGAATCAGGTCGTCCCTGCCGACCACGCGCGTGCTACCAGGGGAGCTCGTCTGAGCCGTCAGACGCTACCTCCGCGCCTTCGGCCGTGAACTGCTGCACGGGTGGGCGTTCCACTACTGCCACCGGGGCCTGTTGCTGCACGGGCGCGGGTTGGAGTGCCGCTTCGCGTGCAGCGAGCTCCGGGTGGTTCTGGAGGACGATCAATCGCAACTTTCCCCTCCCCAGCGCCTGGTAGTCATCGTCCTTCTGCCCAGGCAGCGCCCCCACGGCGATGGGGCCAGCGAAGCGCGCATACACCCGGCTGGGATCGGTGGCGTCGGTGCCGTGCGAGATGGTCCCGTACACCTCGAGGTTCTCCCACCACGTCAGCCAGTGGGCGATCGCGTCCAGCTCGGCCTTGTCGTCGTCCCGATCCGCCGGCCGCGGCGGGCCACCCCCGGAGGCGATGAACTCGCGGAACTTCTTGGAGTTGGTGTGTCCCAGCGTGGCGGCCAGGAAGTCGATCAAGCGCGTGGTTTGAAACACGCCCTGCTTGAAGTAGCCCAGCGACAGGCCGGTGGTATACGTCACCCGATACGACTGCTGGGTGTCTCGACCGCTCGCATCCCGCACCGGAAGCGGCCCCAGCTCGGCGTCCGCGCGGGTCCGCTCTGGCGCCGTCAGGCTGAGTGGAAAGCGCACCTGATAGTTGGGAAACTTGTCCGGGGGCTTGAGCTCCGGGACGCCCACGATCCAGCGCCACAGCCCTTCGGGGGATGGTCGCCAGATGGTCTGCTGCTGCTCGTTGGCTCGATTCAGAATAGACATGGTCCTGCGGCGTCGTTTGCCAGCGCTGACGCGGGCGCACTTGTCCCCTTCAACACTCGGATCTCCCCCTGGGCCAGCACGTGCGCGGCTTCCTCCAGATGCTCCGCCAGCCCCAGCAGCACGGCCCCAGATGTGGCCGGTGCAGCGGGACTTTGAGCGCAAGAGAAGGACACTCTCCGTTCACTGGAATCTGCACCGGCCACATCCACGGTCATGCCACGTCCTTCAGCGCGCCCACCGCCACCAGTTCGGCGAAGTACTGGGCCAACTCATGGGCCGCGTCCGCACGCAGGGCTTCCTGGCACATGTCGCACTCGTCGGCGTACAGCGGCGTCACGGCCATCCATTCGGCCGCGCGGAACCGCGCCAGTGGCACGTGGAGCTTGCACTCCGGACACTTCACCAGCCCGCTCCTGAGCGCACCAGATGCTCCCCGAGCAGATAGAGGCCCCAACCAACCAGGAACGCCAGGCCCAGCAGCACGACGGCCAGTGCTCCAGCCGCGATCCACACGCCAGCCTGGAAGGCTCGCGTTTGCCAGGACAGACGCGGACGCTGTCCGATCGTGTAGTCCCGCGTTCTCAAGACGTACAGTCGACGCTGATTGGTTGCCTGCGTTCGGTTCATGCCGCCATACCGATCTGCCCGTTGTTGATCTCGTCCAGAAAGCCGCACAACTTCGGCCAGTTGGTGTCTGGCCCGTACTTCAGGTACGTGCCGTCGGCCGAGTCGAAGTCGGTCGCCAGACACGCTCGCAAGCGGCGGATGGTGTTGACCCGGCCCATATGCGTCCACTTGCCGCGCCGCTTCGCCTCGGCCAGCACCAGCAGTGACGCGTGCGAGAACTTCCACGCGTCGTCACCACCCACGAACAGACAGTCGAAGTCGTCCCACGGCAACGACTCACACGTCGCGCCGTTCTGCGACACGTACGCGGCCTGGTAGCCCAACTGCCGAATGGTCGGCAGGTACGGCACGCTGAGCTCCAGCGTGGCCGCGGCATCCCCAACGCAGTCCGGCGCGACCATGAACAGGCAGCGCTCCCGATACCGTCGCAGCCCTGCGGCCCACTCCAGCCAGTCGCCCGCCACCCATTTGTCGGGCTGCGCGAAGCGACCGTTATCCGCCGCCCACACGCGAAACTGCAAATGCAGGTTGCCAGCGGTGAAGGTGCCCATGCCCGGCTGGCTCATCAGGCCCACATCCGCGCGCACATCAGCCAGCAGCGTGTGCGTAATTGCGCCGCTCAAATAGAGCACGTACCCCCCACAAGATCAGCACCGCGACAATCGTCATCTCCACCTTGCCGACCACCTGGCCGGCCAGAAACGCAAGCGAGCCGAACGCGAGCCACAGAAACAACGCCGAGTCGATCACCAACCCGAGCGAGTTCGACGCCGCAACAGCCCACAGCCAGTGGCGCTCTTTGAGCGGCGAATACACCAGCAGATCCGCCGTCTCGCTGGCCAGGAATGCCAGGCCCGATGCGATAGCCAGTGGCCCGCTCAGCACACCTGAGAGTGCCGCACCTGCCACGATGGCCACGTACGTCCAGCGCCGCCCCAGCGTGTCCTGGGTGATGTCTCTGAGCGTGAACGCCAGGCCCGCGAAGAACACGCCAGCCGGCGCCAGCAAGCCGAAGCCCACCGACACGAAGCCAAACGTGGTGATGGCCCAGTTTGCGGCGACGATCGTCGCGATGTAGCCCACCAGCGGCAGGTACTTCATGCGAGCTTCCCCGCACATGCTGGTGGTATCCATGCGATGGTTCGAATAAGCGATTTCTGACGCTCCGGCGCCACCTTCCAACAACGCCGGTGGGCGAACTCTTCATCGGGCACCTCGTACTGGAAGCCGTGCGCGTACGGCGTCCATGCCACGGCTTTGCGTACATCAGCCCAACTCATGAACAGGTTGCAGATGTCGCAGCGCGGATTCGGTGCAGTTCGTTTCCTCAGCATCCGCTCACCGTCCACTGGCGGCGCCTGCCCAGCGCCAGGTCGTGGGCTGCCACCGCGCGCGCCTGCCACGGCACCCACAACGACCACTCCGGGTGGCCCATCTCCGCGGCGTGGGCGCGAAACGTTCCTGGCATGTACTGCATCACCCCGCCTGCGCCCGATCCCTGGCGGTTCCACACGTTGAACCCCTGCGACTCCTTGGCCTCGATACACGCCACCCGCCAGTCGGTGATGACCGGCACCGGCGGCGTGAGCTTGCCGTCGAAGATCAGGTACTGGCGCGCCTCGACGCCGGGCTGGCTGAACAGCGCGCCGAGCAGGTCGGTGGCATCTACGCCAGCCTCCTGGGCCACGCTCTCGAGATCCTCGGCTTGCTGGGCTCGGACCGGGGCGGCGCCGAACGACAGCCACAGCGCCACAGCCACGGTCATCGCTCTCATACCTCGTAGACCTCGATGCGGGTCGACGGGCCGCCTGAGACCGCGCTGAGGTTGGCGTGGACGCGTACGGTGGCGAAGATGATCTGGCGGTCGTCTACCCACGCCTTGCCGTTCAGCGCATCACACACGAGCTTGCTGTAGTTGTCCCAGTCGCCCCGCTGGGCGCCGTTCATCGAAAACGTCAGGGCTACGCTCACCGGGCCCGCTACGGGCTTCATGTGGGGGTAGGCGACCTTGAGGTACATGCCGATCCGCTCTTCGGCGGTCTTTGTGCGTTCGGGCGTGTAGGCCCCACCCTTACGGGGTACGCGTGCCCGTGCCTTCGGGACCGGCGCGCCGGGGACCGTGAACGCGCATACCAGGCTCACGCGATGCTGAGCCTCTCGCCGTGGGTGATCTCCACCCCAGGAATCAGGGCGCCGTCGCGCTTGAAATCGTCCAAAATGCCGCGCTTGTTGATGCGGTACGTGGTCTCGACAATCACGTAGTCCGCGGGGATGGCCGCCTCATCCACGATCTGCACCGACGCCGGGTTCTGGCGCACGGTCAGCGTGAACCTGGTCGTCTCCAGGCGCGTACGCCCCGTCACCTGCAGGTGGGTGAGCAGTCGGGCTTTGAGCCAGTCGGCTGCGGTCTCGGCCTGCTTTGCGCGGTCCCTGAGTCGGTCGGCTTCAGCCTTCCGCGCGGCGCTCATGGCTTCGAGGTTGCGGATCACCGACACGTACCCTTCGGCCTTCTCGACCATCATCTGGTCGAGCAGCGCCAGGTCCGCGGGATCGAACGCTTCCCCGCTGTCGAGCAGGTTGTGAAGCTGCTCTTCGAGGTTGCTCATGGTGAAGACCGTGCTCAGGCCATCCGCAGTCCGCACGAACTCGCGCGATGCCCGCTCCACGGTGGTCACGCCGGCGGCCTCAGCCAGGCGAACTCGCCGCTGGGCAACCGCTCCAGCACCAGCCCGTCCTCGGAGCGGGCTGGTTCATAAACAGCCGCGCAGTGCGGTGAGCAGAACCGCTTTCCGAAGCGCGCAATCTTCGACGGCTTGCCGCACGTGCTACACGGCTCGCTCATGAGCGGCGGGCCAGGTCGCGCGCGGCGACGAACGTTTCCACGTGCAGCTGCCGCAGCACCCCGTGCAGATGGGCCAGGTACGCAGCCTTAGCTGTGTCTGAATCTTGACCGGCGCTGTTGACCGGATTGGATGCGCGAAGCGCGCTGGTTGTGTATTCTGGTGTCGGGGTCGGATTGCTCTGCAAGGCTTGTCTCCGATCTCATGGCCCCTGTTCGTAGCAGGGGCTTCTCTTTGCCTTCCGACCGGACGGGTCGGTGCGCTAGTTCAGGTCAGGCCGCGACCTCCGGCCGCTGGTGAGTAAGTTCCTCGAGCGACAGCCCCAGAATCTGAGCGATGGTCGGCAGCCGCTTGGTAGGAATAGGCCGCTCTTCAATGAGCCATCGGTAGACCGTCGAGATGTCCACGCCGATCTTTCGAGCCAGCCACGCCTGATTGCGCTCAAGCTCAGAAAGTCGCGCCAGAACCCGCTCGGCTACGGTGCAAGCAAGCACATACGCATAGTACGTCCGCATGCTTGCTTACGCAAGGGGTACTTGTCAGCAAGCAGGACTTGCTTTACCATGCCCGTGATGCCGGAGGCGCGCGTTATTCCGTTCTGGCAGTTTCTCGCCGGCTGGCTACACGACCATCAGTGGACGCAGACACAGCTCGCCGACGAGTTAGGCGTACACCAGACCGTAGTGAGCAAGTGGCTGCACCCAGACATTCGTCGCCGTGCGCGACCTGGTCGGGAAGCTACGGCCAGGCTGTCCGAAGTCCTCGGCACACCATTGGATGAACTGGTGCCGATGCTCGTTCTGGATCAACGCGCCGCCGCGCAGGCGCGCGTTGACACTCGGGCAACGCAGGTCGCGCCCGATTCCAGTTCGGATGCACCTCCCCCCGCGATCGACGCGACTGACGCGAAGATTCGCTCGCGTCTGCGCGACTTCGAATCGATCGTTGCGAGCTATCCGAAAGCGCTTCGAGTGGCCGTGATCGAAGCCAACATCAAACTGGCCCAATTGTTCAAGGACACGAACGCCCGAATGGCTGAGATAGACGCGAGCATCCAGGCCCCCACTAACGCTCCACTGGCGACTGACACTAAGAGTGCTGGGCCACCGTTAGAGGGGGACCAGCCGACGCCAAGGGGGCCACTAAGCCCGCGTTACGCTTTGCCTGGCCGCCTGGCCATCGCTCTTTAGGTGGTCAAGTCCTCAACTGTGACTGGCCGCCCTTCCCGGACCTCTGCTACAGCCCGTACCCTCCTTCAATCTGTAGAACACAAGTTCTATGGCGCATCTCGAAACGGAGGGCCGAATGCTCCTGTGGACCTGTACGACGCCGCCTCGTACCACGCTCTCGCCCTGCAGGCTGCCGGCAAGAGCCCGCGCACCGTCGCCCTGTATCTAACCTACGAGCGCCGCTTCCTCGATTTCCTCGAAACCCGCAAGCTGGCGGCCACCTTCGCCGCCCTCACCCCCGTCAATGTGCGCCAGGCCATCCTGTGGCAGCAGCGCTCCGGCCGCGGCAAACGTGGCGGCGCCGTGGCGGTCAAAATGTTCGCCGTCACCATGAAGGCCTGGGCGTCGTTTCTGACCACCGAGGGCGTCCTCGGCGGCAACCCGCTGCTGCGCCTGCCCGTGCCGGCCGTGCTCGAGATCGAGCGCCAACCCTACACCCGCACCGAGGTGCTGGCGTTCCTCGAGGCCGCCAAGCAGTCGCGTACGGCCGGCCGCGATCGGCTGCTGATCCACCTGCTGCTCGACACCGGCGCGCGCATCGGCGAGCTCACCGGCCTCGAAATCAACCGCCTGCAGCTGGACGCCGCGCATCGTCGCCTGACGGTCATCGGCAAGGGCAACCGCCAGCGCACGATCCCCTTCGGCGATCCGACCGTCCCCGACGGAGGCGAGACGGTGCGCCTGCTGCGCGGCTACCTGCGCGAGCGGGACGCCTTCTTCGACCGCTACCCGGCGCGCATCACGGCACGGCTGTTTCTGACCATCCAGGGCTTCGCGCTTTCGGTCAATGGCGCCGAAGACGTCATCCGCCGCCTGGGCTGGTCGGCGGGCATCCAGGACGCCGTGCCGCACCGCTTTCGGCACACCTTCGCCACCGTCTACCTGACCCAGTACCCAGGTGACGAGAGCGGTCTGCGGGCCATCCTGGGCCACGTGTCGAACGAGGTGATGCGCCACTACCTGCACCTGTCGGCGGGCACCATCGCCCAGCGCTCGGGGCGCGTCAGCCCGTCTCAGAACTGGCTACGGGCTGGCGGCCGATGACCAGGCGCGCGCGGGTGCAGTCAAGCGTCCCGTGGGCGGGTGCTCTGCACGTCATCCCGCTCGCGCTTTGCCCTTCCACAGAGGGTGCCCCGGATCATCGGCCAACCGTCGCGCGCTGCACGTGCGCGCGTAGCACGATTCAACACCCGTGCCTGGGTCAGGTGCATGACAGAATGGTCATTGGGAGGAGGACTATCTTGTGACGTCGCTGAGTAACGAGTACCTGCAGGTCGACCAGGCCCTGGAACGCTGGAGACAGAGCCGGTCGTACGCGCCCGTGGGCTGTGCCGCGGCAGAAGCCACAGCGTTTGTGGCTGGCTGGGAGGCTCGTTCCGAGCACCCGTTCAACGTGCTCAGGCAGCTCGACGACGACGAGGTTGGCCCAGCCCTGCAGCGGTTCAGACCCCTCGCATGAGCGTGGCTACGGGGTGCGGGGTGTGCGGCACGTCAGTCGCCACGGTCTGCGTGATGTGCTACCAAAAGCAGACGGCCGAGGTCGAGCGGCTGCGGGCGGCGTTAGTCGCCCTGAAGGATTACATCGCCGGCCAGATGACGTTCACCAACGATGGCGCTGGGTGGCAACCCGATGACTTGCCGCTAGCTCAGTTGATGACAGCCGCAGAAGAAGCCATCCTTGGCAACGGTAAGCCAGATTAGCGTGACCAACCCTGACGGCAACATCGACGCAATTCAGGCCCGGCAGCAGGGCCGGCATTCAGAGTTGGGGCCGCAGCCGGGCCAGGAGTTTGTCCGCACTGCGGCGTTCCTCATTGCGCGAGCCGACATAGATGCGTTGCTTGCTGAGGTGGTGCGGCTACGCGCAGCGTTTCACGCCGAGCAGGTAGCCGGGCGAGAAGCGCGGGACCAGATTGCCGAGCTATCGACGGCCCTTGAGCAGACCGTGAGCGCCCTGCATCATGAGGCACACTCGGTCTACACAGATTGGCGCATCTGCGACGATTCCCGCTGCCGCAGGGCTGCCGGGTTGCTTTGACAGACATAATAGCCAGATTATGGTGATCAAGCATGAGCGCCGGCGGCCAGCAACGCAGCATCGGTGAGTGGAATCGACGGCTTGCCCCAGTAGTGGAAGGAGCGCCAACCGGGAATAATCTCTGGCTCGGGAAAGGGAAGTGGGGCGTACGCGGCGATGGCATTACAGAGCCGTGGTGCGTGTACCAGCTTGACCCCACCCGGTCGGCGTTCGGCTTCCTGCCGTATGGCTACGGGCTGCCCGGAATGCTGGAGCAGCAGGCGCGGGCACTGTGCGATCTGCTGAACGAAATGCAGCTTGGTCGAGAGGCTGATTAGCGTGACCAAGACCGAGCGCTCCGACGACTACACCTACCCGTATGGTGTGCCACCCAACGACCTGCCCGCTGCGCTCCGGCCGTGTCGTTGCGGGCACATGCTGGACTGGCATCGGCACTTCGGGCCACCCTTCGTCATCTCGTACTGTGTCTCCGAAGGCGAGTGTGTCGGCTGTGACATGTTTCGCCCGGTGTTTGCTAGCGATAAAGCCAGTTAGAGATGGCAAACTACATGGACCCGCTCATGGCCGCCGGTTGGAACATGCGCCAGCCCGAGGTCGATCAACTCAAACGCACGATCCAGGCACTCAAGGCCATCATCGCCATGACCGATCCGTGCATCCACCAGCAGTTGATCGACGCCAAGCAGGCGCACGCCGATGGCCGCACGATGAGCGTGGATGAGTACATGGCCTCACGCGGGCTTGATAGAGATAAGAGCACGTAGATCTGACCGGATTGTTTCACGATTGGACTACGATTCCGCCACACGCTGAACTCACGCGGTGTCGCGCCCGTGACGTGAAACACAAAAAACCACGCCGCACCTCTGTCGCAAAGGCACGGCGTGGAACTGCTGCATTCGGGGTGCGAATGCACTCACATGTTAGGGCTGGCGAGCGGTACGCGGCTGCTGGGGCGGCTCGGGCACGTAGGCCAGGCGATCCATGCTGCGCGGCATGAGCTTCGGCAGCGGCTTGAGCCCTTCCTGCATGGGCTCAGCCAGGTACGGCTTCAACCAATCGGTCCCACCGTCCCGCCAGCTAATGACGTGGCCGCACTCGGAATGCCTCGTCATCTCAACCGCGCCCAGCATCTGTGCGAACTGCTCCTGCGAGGCGTAGGCAGTTTTGCAGACACTGCACATCCAGGAGCCGTGCGCCTTCTCGAGTCGTTCTCGCCAGCGTGCTTGAGCGTCAGCATTCACCCAGGCGACGGGTGACCTCAATCGTGGCGCGTGCCCGCGTATGCACGCCCAGGTGGCGAAAAGCGAGGAAGAACATGTTCCGGACGGTCTTCGTCGTCAGACACATGCGCTCGCCGATCTCGGCGTTACTCAGCCCCTCGGGCAGCAGATCCAGCGCCTCCTGCTGCCGCGGCGTGGGCGTATCCCTTGGCGGGCCAAGCAGTCTCATCGCCCCGACAACGACACCACCAGCGGCACCCACCCGTGAGACGTCGAGCCAGGACACGCCGTCGAATACACCCAGCCATGCCCTTCGGCGATGAGGTGGCGGCCGAGCTGGCGCTCGCACCACGCGAGCGCGTTGGCCAGGCCCGTCATCTGTGCCGGCAGGGGCGCTACATTGCCCGCGTAACAGATGCCTATGTGCGTTGCGTTACGTGCCTTACCAGCCACGACTGCGGCCGAGTGCCACACGCGCGTGGTGAGTGGCCAGGCCAGCACCACGCGCCCGTCGTCCTCCACGAACAGGGTGTAGGCCAGGCCAGGAAACGGGGTCCCGTTGCCGGTCTGTGCGCGCGCGGCTTCGCTGGTCTGATACGCGGCTACCTGCTCGGCAGTCTGACTGCTCGGCCCCGCCGTGTAGTGGAACGTCACGCCCACGATGCCTGTGAGCTGGCGGCCGATGTAGTTCGCTTCGTTGTTGGTCGGAAGCTGGCCGCGCAGATCGACGGGCTCCCAGAGGTGGGGCGCTACCGTTCGAAAGG